GTTATCTTCGCCACGACCAAAGGTAACGGTAATGTCATTTTTAATAACATCACCTAGACCGTTGTTACGAAGCCATTTAAAAGCTGCATCCTGTTGATCTTTAGGAATAGAAGCGCCGTAGACTTTTTTTATTTCTACTGCCTCGCCATCTTTCAGCTTTAATTTTGTTATCTGCATATCATCCATCATTGCAGGTATCTCTACAGATGAAACCATTCTTGCTTTCTCTTTTAATTTTTTAAGAGATTCTTCTGCGTTTGAGATTTCATCTTCTAAATCTTTTAGCTCTAAAACTTTTTCTGACAATCGTTTAGCAGAATCTATTTGCTCAACCGATTGCATTCTATCATTTTCAAAATCTATTTTTGTCATAACTTTCTCGCTTTCTTATATATAGGTTTATAATATATTTGTCAACCCCCGTGTAAATTTATTTCTACAGGGTAGTATTTTCTTTCTTGTTTGTCCCATTTTAGTAAGTTGTATTTACCATTTGTAATATCTGATACTATAGAACAAGCTACACCAATTATGGCAGGATCGCCTGTAAGTAGTAAATAGTCTGATTCTTTATAATCTTTTAGTTTTTGTTTTAATGTTTGTATTACATATGCAGGACTTAATATGATTTGTGAGTTTTCTGGTAATAATACTTTTAAATCACCAAACTCTCTTGCCCCTATGATGTTTATTTTAGGTGCTCCTGCTTTAGTTCCTGGTATGTCTTGTATAACAAAGACTGTTGTCATTAGTAATATATCCTTCTTGACATTTAATAACACATAATATATATGCTTCCAATAGAAAGTTAAAATATATTATGCATTACAAATATAAAAGCAAGCCTTTTGCACATCAAAAAAAGGCCCTTGAAATGTCTTGGGACAAAGAAGTTTTTGCGTACTTTATGGAAATGGGTACGGGTAAATCAAAGGTTCTTATTGATAATATTGCTATGCTTTATAACGCTGGCAAGATAAATGGTGCATTAATTGTTGCGCCAAAAGGTGTTTATAAAAACTGGTATGACCAAGAGATACCAAACCATATGCCTGATTATATAGAGAAAAGAGTAGGTTTATGGAGAACAGATCCAAAGGCAAAAGAACTTCAACCCTTGTTTAAGACAGGTGCAGAGCTTCACATATTAATTATGAATGTAGAGGCTTTCTCGACAAAGAAAGGTATACAGTTTGCAGAAAAATTTTTAAATAGTCATAACGCATTAATGGGTATAGATGAGTCTACGACTATAAAAAACCCTGCAGCTAAAAGAACTAAAAATATAGTATATTTAAAACAATTTACAAAATATAGAAGAATACTTACTGGCTCACCGGTTACAAAATCACCTTTAGATTTATTTACACAATGTTATTTTTTAGATCCTTATCTATTAGATCAATCATCTTATTATGTATTTAGAACTAGATATGCAATCTGTAGAAAAATAAATGTATCCGGTAGACAAGTTGAGATTGTTGTTGGTTATAGAAATCTAGGTGAACTATCGGAAAAACTAAAACCTTTTTCATATCGTGTATTAAAAGATGATTGTCTAGATCTACCTAAAAAAACATATATGAAAAGAACTGTAGAACTAACAGATGAACAAAAGAAAGTTTACAAACAAATGAAACAAGAAGCTATCGCATTCTTAAATGGTAAGATGGTTACATCCGCAACTGTAATTACACAATTAATGAGATTACATCAGATAACTTGTGGTCATTTTAAATCTAATGATGGCACAGTTCAAAATCTTAAGAACAATCGTATAACACAATTAATGGACATACTAGAAGAAGTAGAAGGCAAAGCTGTAATATGGGCTCACTACAGACACGACATAGAAAAAATTGTAGAAGCTATATCAAAGAAGTATGGTGAACAAACAGTTGTTACATATTATGGTGACACAACGACAGATGACAGACAAAAAGCAATTAAAAAAATTCAAGACCCCGAAAGTCCTGTAAGGTTTATTATAGGCACACCACAAACGGGTGGTTATGGTATTACACTTACGGGTGCATCAACAATGATTTATTATTCTAATGGATACGATCTAGAAAAACGTCAACAATCAGAAGCTAGAATAGATAGGATAGGACAAAAGAAACCTATGACATATATTGATATTATGGCTGAGGATACTATTGATGATAAGATTGTAAAATCACTTCGTAACAAAGTTAATATAGCTACAGAAATTATGGGTGAAGAACTGAAACAGTGGATATGATAAAGTTTAATAAAGACGACAGACCAGATTTAAAAGAACAAATAGAATACTTAAATAATAAAGGCAGAAACTTACAAGTATCTGAAGACTACACAAAGACGTTTGATTTTTTTAATGATGATTGCATTGTAGAATATAAACGAAGAAATTGCAATCACGATACTTGGCCAGACTTTATCTTAGAAAAATTTAAATTTGATGCGAATATGGAGATAGCTAACAATAAGAACATAAAATTTTATTATCAAAATAGATTTAATGATGGCAAAGTTTGGGAGTGGGACATTACTGATATGGTTAAAAATAATACTATGCCTAAAATAATAGAGGAAGAAATGAATCAGTATACTTACGTAGATAATCCACAAAAAATTATAAAAAAGATTTATATGTTAAAGCTTGATATGGGCTATGAAATTTAATTAATAAATAAATTAAAAAGACCAACAAGCGTAAGTATTGTGGTAAAGGCACCACCAATAATCCAATAAATAACTGTGTCTGTTTTTCTTTCTAATTTTCCTACGTCTTGATGTAAATGATCTATCTGTCTTTTAAAACCTTGTACATATCCGTAAAGAGAGACTAAATGTTCGCCGGTTGTCTTTGGTGGTTTTCCGTTTGGCATTATATTATTCCGTAATACTCTTTTACATCTTGTAAAGTTGCTGGGTCATCAGGGTCATCAAAAATTTTAATTGAATCAAGTGCCTCTTGAGGTGAAAATAATCCCAGGTTAACAGCATTTTTCTTAGCATCTAAACCTGTTTTCTGCGTTTTAGTTAATCCAGCCACTAAATTTGAAATATCAGGAGAGTTCCTTAACGTTGTAATACCACCGTCTGTTAGATCAGGTATATCATCAGGTTTATTCATTGGCATTGTAAATTGTCTTTCAAATCTAGGGTTAGTAAATTGAATTTCATCTCCATAAGAATTTGGTCCACCTGTAAAAAAATCTGTAACAGAACGTTGTACACCCCCACCGTATCTCTGTCCTAGCGATCCACCAAGGAGTGCACCAACTGGCCCAAAAAAAAGACCACCTAGTAAACTACCTAGAATACCTCTTCGATTAGCTGGTTGTGATAAAAAATTTTTTGTTTGCTGAACTTTATTTTGAATGGCACGTTCTACTGCTGATAAACCTCTTGGTTGAGATGCTTGTACAAAACTTTCATATACATCATCAGTAGTTGTACCAGTATCACTTCTACTTGGTCCTGGACCTCCTCCAGCTCCTGTTCTGCTACCGCCTCTTCCCGCAGCTGCATCAAAAGTATCTTGCGCTGATCCATAACCAGAACCAGCTCCACCAAAATTTGGCATTATATTAATCCTCTGTTTTTAAGTGTCATCATTTTTTCCTCTTCTGATAATAACGCTTGTTCAGCCATAGTCAACCCTGTTTGAGTTACAGGTGGTGGAGTCTGCACTATTGCTGGATTTGGCATAGGTTGTTCTGGTAATGGAGCTACCGCACTTGTTTTCGGTTTAATTAGGTAGTCTTCTTCGTTAATAACAAAAGGTTTGTTTAATTCTTGGTCATCCATTAATTTTTCTTGTATCTCTTGTAGCACATCAAGAACTTCGTCATCTAAAGGATTAGGTATACCTTTTTCCTCAGATAATTTTAAATACCCTGCTAAAACATCTTTACTTATAGAGAAAGGTTTAAACTTATTATCTTCTATAAATCTATATAAAGGCATTGATTTTTGATCTCTAAATTCCTCTGCAATCTTAGGATCTCTCATACCTAATACTTTTGCAGCATCATACACCCTACGTAGTTTACTATAGCTCTCTAAATGTTGTCTGTTAGCTTTTATGTATTGTTCTATAATTTTATTTTTATCATTTATTGGATCACCCGTTCTTGTGCCTTCATATATTAAGGAACGCTCTGCTCTTTGATCTCTTTTAAATTCAGCTATTTTAAAGTTTAGATTCTTTTCTAAATTTATTGGAACTTTTCTAAAACCTGTAAATCCTAAAAGTTCATCTGGTATCTTGTATTGTTCACCTTTTAACGTTTGTCCCGTTGCAGCTTTTGTTAATCTTAAAATCTGCGCGTAAGAGAAAGGCGATAGTTCGTATGCTGCGTGTTGAAATGATTTAGATATTTTGTCTCCTAGTGGATCTCTTTCATTATATATTCTTCTACCCTCTTTTGTTTGACCTCCTCTTGCAAATATATCTAATACAACACCTGTCCAAATAGCCTCTTGAACAAAAGGTTCTAAAACATTACCCATAGCTTTTACCATTCCCTCTAAAAGAGATGGCACTAATGGTTGATCTGGATTTTTTTGAACGGTTGATAATGTTGTTTGTACAGGTTGAGTCATTGTATCGTAAAAGAAACCGTGACTAAAATCTATATATTTATATTTACCATTTTCATAAATAGGTAGAATAGTATTATCTTCTGACCAAGTTGGTAACATTTCTCTAATTGCTGTTAATTGATCTCTAGTTATACCATATAAACCTCTAAATACTTCTACAGCTGCTGGTGGTAATACAGCATACGTAAATCCCTGTCCTATTAAACTGTTATATCCTATTTGTTTTCTTACAGGATCTTTTATTTCTTTTAATGCCCTCATCGTTGTGTTTGTTCCTGTTCTATATATTTCTGCAGGAAAGGCAGCAAAGTTTCCAAGAGGTGATCGTCTAACACTTTTTACAAAATCAGATACATATGCATAGTTGGGTACAGTTTCTCTTACAATCTGCGCTGCTTCTTTCATAATCTCAAGATCAGATGGTTTTGTAGCTTGTGTTACAACTTTACCAGAGGCGTCTTTAATACCTTTTTTAATTGCAATATTAAAGGCATTATCTATTTTGTGAGCTTCTGCTAAAAAATTAAATATTCTAAATGCATCATCCTCTGCTGTATATAAATCCTGTGCTACATCATATATCTTTTGAAGCTTTTGAGTTCCTGTATTTAAAATTTTATTAAAGTATCTATCTGTTGTGCCATACTTTGTTCTTATTTGAGCCACATCTTGAAACATTCCCTCTACTTCTCTTGCTACTATGTTTTGGTTTGTAACGCCTTCTTCTAATAAAAATCTATACATAGCCTGATCTTCAGGAGCATTTCTATATTTAGGATTACCTGTTGCTTTATATAAAAGTTGAGGCTGCACAGCTTTTCTTGCTCTGTTTGCAAACTCTGCTATTTTACCAGCTGGTATTAAAACATTACCTCTGTGTACGGTTGTAACTGCAGCGGAAAAAAAGTTTCTAGCGTGTGTAAAAAAACCAAGAACCGTTTTAGCTGCTTGAGCTGCACCTTTTGGAATTAACATAAGTATTCTATAAGGCAAACTTCTAGTAATAGAACTACCTACAACGGCATCTCCAACTCTTATTGCTTCTGCATAAGGCTGTGTTGTAAAGTATCCATCCAACGGACTTTTATAAATAGTTTCAGGTAGATTAGTTTTTAAACTTAATGGTTTTCTAGTTATTGTTTGATTTGGTAAATTTAGAACAGCATCGTTATAATTTTTAAAAAATATGGGTCTACCTATTTGACCTGGACTTGCACCAGCTTTTAGTTGTCTAGCTATATTTTGAGAGTCTTTTAATAATTGATTATAAAAATTATCTCTTGCTATAGTTTCAGATAGATCTACCATTACACTATAAATACCTTTTTGAGCATTTTTATACTCACCAAATAATTTTTTAAATGCTGTAAGATCTGATTCTTTTTGTATTAAACCACCTCTACCGTCTGGTTTAAATTTACCTGATGTTATGTACTTACCTATGTTAACTGTTTGCACAGGCTTATCTGCTAAAGCACTCATCTCGCCTATGTCAAATACTATTGAGTTTGTAGACTTATCTTTAAACGCATTTTTAGATATGTTGTTTACTAATTTAACTGCGGTTTCTCTATCTAATGATTTACCATTATCCCTTGCATATCTTTGTAAAATTTTTGCTACCTCTTGAATATTTTCATTAACAGGTCTATATCCATTAAATAATCCCGTATTGTCATCTATAATTTTATAATCAACAGCTAATAAATTTTTTATTCTCTCATTTAATATTTTATTTAATTTTTCAGTTCCTACTTTAACATTTTTACTAGCACCAATTAAATTTTTTAATCCTGTTGCTGTGTTTCTAAATGCACTTATATCTGATATTATTTTATTAACAGATCCTTTTGATACACCTAATTTACCTAATGACTCTGTAAATTTATTTCTAGCTGCTTGATTAAAACCAGGGAAAACAATTTTATTTTTTTTGACTACATCATCCACAGAGTATGTAAAATCTGCAATAAGTTTAGACATTGTTTCTGGGTCTTTAAGTGCTTGTGCCGCGCCACTTGTTTCTTTTGATATCTCTCTTAATCTATCGTCGATATTTCTAGAAGCGTCTTTAGCTAAAATTTTTACCGCTGATTTTTTACCCTCTAGTTTTTGTATGCCATCAAATAATTCTTGTGTCTTATTACTTCGAGATCTAAAAGGTTGAGCTATAAATCTATCAACCCATCTTTCTAAAATGCTATCACTGTAAGCTATATTCTTACCATCTTGTACAATAAGCTTACCTATTCTACTTGCACCTACAAAAAATGGCACGATAGGAAAAGCAATCTCTGATCCAAATTTTAATCTATTTAATAATTGTCTTTGTGCGTCTTCACCACCTTCTTCTCTTTGTTCTCTATCTAATCCAGTAGGTAAAAAATCTAAGAAGTCCCAATCACCAAATGTACCAATGTCTTCTACATCAGATACAATAAAACCAGTTCCTATACCTCCACCTACAGCTATGGCTACAAACTTATCTGTGCCTGTTATTTTATTTAATTTGTTAGCTTCTTTAACAGCTTTTGCTGCGTTTACATTATTAGTTGTTTTTACATATCTACCACCTTTAATTCCGTTCACAAGTTGTCTAACTTTTTGCGATCCTTTTGCTATCACGGGTATAGCTGTTTTTTGTGCTATTTTACCTGCACCATATAATTGACCTATGGCTTCTGTAATTTTACCTGCCGCTGTTTCTTCAGCTACTTCTTCAGATGCTCTTTCTATTTTACCTAGTGTAGTTTGATCAAAGGCTTCATTAAATTTAGCCGTTAAGGTTTCATCTACAGGTATGCCTTCGTCTTGAAATATATCGTATAACAATGTTCCAAATGTAATAAGTCCTTTTGGTATTTTAATACCAGCACTAATACCTGCACCTGTTAAAGACTCTATAAGAGATGCCTCTTCTTCTACTTCTTTACCTTGAACCTTATCTATGATCTTACTAATACCTCTAATTTGTTCTTCTATTATAGTGCCTGTTTTGCTGTCCGGAGAAATAACATCACCAAAGAAAGGAGTTTTTTCCTCTTCTGGAATTGGTTTTGATTCTTCTGGTAAAATATTTTTTTCTAATTCTTTTGGAACTTCTTCAATGATCTCTTCTTCTTCGAAAGAGAAGCCTTCTGGTAATTTTAATCTATCAGACATTTCGCCCCCTTTCTATTTTAAAGGAATTAAAGCATTTTGCTCTTCATCAAATATTAAATATCTTCCACTGCCGCTAACATCATAATATATAAATCCATCTTGGAAAGTAAGATTGCCTGATGGTCTAAATGCTTTCCTATCTTTGCCACCAATTTTAGCTGTTGTTGGTTGAAGTTTTGCTAATTCTTTTTCAGGTATGTTAAACATAACATTATCTAATTTAACACCTTCTTTACCTCTAATATTAAAATATGCTGTTGTAATAGCAGTTGCTGCTTCTGGTTTCATTGTTCTACCATAAGCATCAGGACGTAATAAAGCTTTTCTATATGCAGTTTTTTCTTGTTCTAATCTTGTACCAGGTGATTTTTCATCTTGATACATAAATTTATTTAACAAATTGTTAAACACTTGATTTTCATCTCGGCCTGTTGCAGCAGCTATTTTTTTAGCATTTCTTCTTATTTTTGCAATATCATCACCACCCATTTTAGATAACATTGTTGCTGCTAGTTTTCTTCTACTTAAATCTTTTAATTGTTGAGCTTTGACAGCAGCTGCTAAAGGTTGTTTAGTTGCACCTACAATTTCTTGTAGTTTTGTGCCACCAGCTGCAGTGCCACCTATAAGATTAGCACCTGTTTGTAATAAAAATTGTGTTAATGGATTTGATAATGGACTAGTTCCTGCTCCAGAGATAGCATCAATTAAATTGACTCTTTGTTGAACATTTTTTAATTGTTGTGCCATTTCATCAGACATACCCTTATCTTCAAACATTTCTCTAGGTTTGATGCCAGTCATAATACCTTCCATAACTTCTCCACCTTTTCTAAACATTGGTCTTTTTAAAGTTCTACTCATTATTATTTTAATCCTGGTATGTTAATTGTTGTTGGCGCAGGATTAATTAATCTGTAAATACCAGCTAATGTTGATGCAGTTCCAAGTCCTGTAGCTAACGGTGATGGTGTAGCTGCAGGTGGTAAAATGTTTTCTCTACCAGGGTATCCTGCAATTAATTGTGTAACACCAGAACCAAATTGTTGTGCTGCTTCTAGTGGTTGTAAAGCTTGTCTTGATAATAGTTGTTGTTGTGCTGTTAATTGTTGTTGTGCTCTCGCCCCTTGCTGCGCGCCTAAACCTGTTAGCGCTGAAATTTGTTGACCTAATAATGCGGGTGATTGTTGTGCTAATTGAACATTTCTTCCAAAGTCTGCAGCAGCTAAATTTTGTGCTTGTGTAAATCCTTGACTTAGTAGTTGAGCTTGTAACGCTGCTCTATTTCTATCAGACGCTGCTTGAAACTCTGCTCGTTGTACACCTTCTCGTCCACCACCAAACGCTCCAGCCGCAACCGCTTGCGCTGCTAATCCTGGTAAACCTTTTGCTGTTTGCCTGTCAAATTCTGCCAACGTAGTATCAATAACATCTTGTTGGAAAGGAGACATATAGGCTTGGAAAGCTGTAGGTCCTGTTAATCCCTCTGCTTTTGTTAAGAAAGGTTGAAAACTACCAAGACCAGAAGCTAAACCTTCTGCTTGTGTTGTTAACGCACCAGGTCCAGCAACAAACTGTGGACCCATAATAGTAGAAAGATCTGTAGTTTTAAAACCACCAATGGCTTTTGTTAGATCATCTAAATATGTTTTTGCACCAGCTTCTATAAACTCTGCTGGGGCTGTTCTTACTACTTCTGCCATTATACTTTTCCTCCTGCTTCTAGCATCTTCATTTGATCGTACATTCTTTGTGCGCCTAGTTCTACGTTACCACCACCCATGCCTCTTACTGCATCAGCTGTCATAACAAATTCATTATTAGATAACATAGCTGGAATGTCGTCTTCTTTTTCTTTTATACCAACAGGTTGTATAAATCCACCAGTTTCTCTAAGATCTAGCTCTCTCACACCTTTTGGATTTTGTCTAACAGGTAGCCCCTCGATACCCGCTGCTTGCATAGCGTTATCGCTAGCTGTATCCATCTCACCACCTACAGCTGCCATAGTTCTATCCATATCTTGTTTTTTACTCATCTCTGGTACAACTTCTTGTAAAAACTCATCAAAGTCCATTGTTGGAGGTATAAGACCTTTTTTCTTCATTTCTAGATATGAATCATAAGTATCTGACATTGCTTCGTTGTATCCATAAGATGCCATTTTTATTTCATTATCTTCAACACCAAAGTCTCCTGGTTTTGGCCCAAAAGGATTTACAGGTTGTGTTGTGTCTGGTGGTAATACCGGACCTTCAGCAAAACCTACTCTGCCACCTACAGCATACTCTGCTACGTTTGCAGCAACAAAATCTTCTACTTCTTTGTCGTCTGCATTAGGATTTAAATTTTTATAATATCTTCTTAAGTACAATGCTCTAGATTCTGGATTAGCTAATGTTTCTTCAGCTTGTTCTGGAGACATACCAAATTTATCTGTTAAGAAAGTACTTAATCCTGCTAGAGCTAAACCTTTAGTTAAAAGACTGCCTCCTCCTTTATCACCTCCAGTTATTGCGCTACTTAGTAT